AGGATTCATTGTCATACCAGATAAATAAACTTCACATTTATATTTTTCCATTATACGCCATGTGTTTCTGTCTTGTATCAAAGGTTTTGCTATTTTGCCATAAAATAGTTCTTCATCTGTAAATTTGTGAGGAATTGGTCTACCATCTTTCGATCTTTTTATGTAAGGAAATTCAGACTTGTACTCAGGTCTTTTTTTAACAAGTGATTTAACTTCTTCTAATAATTTTGGATTCATGTCATCAAAATGAGCAAAGTCGTGAGATTTTATATTATGATTTGGTATTTTTTTCATAATATAATTAACAACATTTTCAGCGTTAAATGAGTCTATTGGATGATTTATATCATCTCCTGTAAATATGTGTTTTTCAATCTTTGGAAAATATTTACACAATAGAAACAATAATGAAGCAGAATCTAAACCACCTGATACAGTGATAACTATTCTATCTAATATAGTAGGACATTTAGAAGTATATTTTTCAGGCAAAAGATCAACAGTCTGATCATAATACATAAATTTCAAAGATATCTCCAATAATATTATGTATTAACCTGTTACAGATCCTGTAACACTAAACGAATCTTCATCTACAAAAGATCCAGTTGCTGAATTTTTAGTTAATATGTCAAAGTACATAAACCTAAAAGATACTCCAAATGTAAGAAAGCTATCTCCACCACCTGTTGATTGAAACTGTATATCAGTTAATGCAACTGGTATACAATCTCTATATTTGATTTGAACTATAGGTATATTAGAACTATTCAATATTGATAAGGTTATATCAGACATTGCGGGTGGCCGTTGGGTTTTATTCTTAAATCGATCTAATGCAGTAGTCATATCTTGATCTAATATTCTTCGCATCCAGCTATGCATTTCTCTGTAAGATTTCATATCTTCATCTAATATAATATTAGCTAGCATTTCGTTATATGTTAACTTATCACCAATAAAAGGTATAGATGCTATTTTTTTATATGAAAGATCAGCCGCGCTCATGATTACGCCAGCATGAGTAAAGTCTTGTACAAAAAATTCTAAGTTTGGGTAATTTGTCCTATCTATTACTAACTTGAATCCAGTCGGTTGTAAATAGTTAAAGTTATCTGTTAATGCCATATTCAGTTCCTAACAATTTGTATATTTCTATTTATACGTTTTAAAACTGCCTACTCCGAATAATGGATTGCAACTACTCAGAAGCACCATCACCGCGATCAAGCAAGTCAATTTTGTTAGGTACGTTTTTCCACTCTGCTGCATCTACTAGTCTTTTAGATTCGTCAACTGCATCTATATTTACAAATGAATTTAGTTTTGCCAATTCGGCATTTAAATGAATCCATTTATCTCCTAGCTCTAAGTCAGTGTCAGGTACAATAGCATCCACTGGGCATTCCGGCTCACAAACTCCACAGTCAATGCACTCATCCGGATCAATCACCATAAAATTTGGTCCAATGTAAAAGCAATCTACAGGACATACTGTTACACAGTCTTGATGCACACACTTAATGCAATTTTCAGTTACTACGTAAGTCATTTATCCATCTTATTCTGTAAAAAAAAGAGGACCCGAAAGTCCTCTTTGATATTAGATTAAATGCAAGACTTATGCACCAAGAATATTGTCAACTCTAAATATTCTATAGTATTGATTAGTCTTAACAGCAGCTAAGCCGTTTGAAGCAGTAGCACCTACGAATGGGTTAGAAACCATACCATATCTGGTTTTAAAACCAATTTTTGGTTGAAAGTTATCTTCACCAACAGCACGTACCATTGTTAATGGAACGTATGGGCAGTAAAAAATACCTGCATCGTATGGGTTAGTACCTTTATAACCGACTGTAATATAATCAGTATTTGCGTACGGGTCAATATAGACTTTAGTTCTGCCGTTTAAAACACCAGCAAAAGTATTTCCTGTATCATCAACTTGTAAGTTAGTTGCCATTGCAGGAGCGTAGTCTAACATTCCAGAAGCAGCAAGTGCAGAAGCTACGTCTGAAGAACAGATAATAAAGTTACCTTTTCCTCTACGAGTTTCTTTTGCAACGATGTTAGCTTCTCTTTCGATTTGAAGAATAAGTCCTTTGAACTTCTCTACAGACCATCGACCGTCAGCATCAGTTTGGATGTTGAAGATACCGTTAATTGCAGTATTAGTTTGCAATGCACCAGTTTTAGCCTGAGAGTTAATAGTTCTAATTACTTCTCTGTTTATTTCAGCAAGAATCTCAGTAGATAAGATGTTTGCTAATTCAGTTTCAGCATCTAGACCATGAATCGCTTTAAGATCTTGAGCTAGTTCTAAGCTGTATTCAGCTTTAAGAGCTCTTGACACAGCAGTCACAGTCGCTTTTTCGATTGTGAATCCCATTTCTCTAAACGATGCACTACCAGTAGAACCTAATAATTCAGCTTCTGCTGTAGTCATACCAGTTGCGCCTAATGCAGTTAATCTTTCATTATCAACAGATGAATCACCCGCTGAATCAGCAATAGTTGCAAATCCTGATACGTTATCAGAATCATGAGTTCCAGCACTATCACCAGAAAACTGAGTTTGAGCTTCGTTAAATAATGCTTCTGTTGAACCAGTTGCACCACCACCATAACGTGACTTCATTGCGAAAATTAGACCAGTTGGACCAGACATTGGCTGCACACCACAAACGTCATACGCCATTAAATTAGGCATAGCACGTCTAACGAGCGCAATTAGTACTGGATTCCAGTTAGATGCAGAAGATGTATTATTACCAGGTGCTGCTTCTTGAAGCACACCTTCTTCTCTTAATGCAATTTCTTGATTTTCAAGAATTGCAGCTGTAACACTTTTTTTGTGGTGATCAGTAATAGTTCCAGCGCTTTCTTCGTTAAGAACTGGTGCCCATTTCTCAATCAACCTATCGTAAGATACTCCGTTCATATCTATGACTCCCTATTTAATACTAGTTTTTTTGATTGCGGAAAGATAAGATGCCATTGAATCTGAAGATACAACCGGTGCATCATCTTCATCTATGGTTTCTTCCCCATTAGTTACTGCAGTCTTAGTAAAATATGACTCTTTAATTGTTGCAACTTTCTTAGCGAAAGAAGCATCGTCATCGTAATCAATGTTTTCTACTAGTGACTTGAGTTTTTCGACTTGGGTTTCAGCAAGACCAAAAGCAGCTTCTCTTATGATAGACTCCCTTTTAAATCCTTCTAATTCTTCGGCCATCTTGATAGCATTGCTAGTTGATTCGTTGAGTTTATCCTCAAGTTCTTCAACAGTTTCTGCAAGTTCGTCAACAAGATCAGTCTTTTCTTCTGGTACTGTGATATAAGACTCAGTAAATAAATCTTTCAATTTATTCATAAAATCTTCAGCAATCTCAGTTCTTAACCCATTCTGAATAGCTAATTTGTTTTCTTCCATCCATCCTTCAACTACGTAGTTTAGATAGCTGTCAACCTTTTCGACAAGATCTTTCTTAGTAGATTCGATCTCTTCTGAAAGTTCCTCGTTATACTTCTCTTCTAATCTATCAATTTCTTCAGTTATTTTTGAATTAATTGCAGCTTCAAAGATAGTTTCTGCTTTTACTTTAAACTCATCAGACAATGTTGCTTCTTCATTGACAAGTGCTTTAAGATCATCAGTAAAATCAACTTTAGTATGAATTTCTAATTCTTCGTTTTCAGAAATCATATCTCCGTCTAATTCTGAATCTTCAGCCTTAAACATGTTAGATAATTGAATTTTATTCATTCCTTGCATTTTACCAACCATTGCAGAAATAATTCCTGCTTTAGTTTTAGGCATTGGATCTTGTTTAGTGTTATCCAATGGACGCTTCTTAGCAATTCCAGTGGCATCACCAGCTTTGTCAACAGTAGCAATAGAATCTGCTTCTGCGTTTTTCGGATCATGAGCTTCCACGACTTCGTTCTCAACTTCGTCATGGAGTTCTTCATCCTGATTATCAATTATTTCTTGATCAGTCATTTTTTGACTCCTTATTATTTACTTTTGAGTAACGAGAGGAAATTCTTAAACTCACGAACTTGTGTCTCATAAAGATTAGCACGAGTAGCTTTCTTAATTTCGGTCTCCATTTTTTCAATTGTTTGAGCTTCAATGATACCGTTATTCCAAATCCATTCTACCCCTTCCATAATCCCATTAACGAAAGCGCTAGGGGCGGATGGATCTTGCACAATATCAATTGCGTTAAGAATATAGTCGTTATTAACGACCATTGCGTTACCACTTTGTTTCAAACTTCCCATACCACGAGTCGAAACACCGAGGGAGACTTCGCCATCAAGTAGACCTTTTACAATCTTACCCATAGGAGTGTCTAGTATCGATGCCTTTCCAACAATATCATTGCCCTCAAATTTGAGTTCAGTAATTTTGTGTGAAACTTTATCTAAATTGACAGTAGGTCCATCGGGGTGATTTAACTCACCGACCGCTCTTCCTTTGGAAACTTGTTCGGTATTATATTTACCAAATGCCTTTTCCATTATAGGAAGTGGATACATTCTGCCATTTCTATTCGTTGTCTCAGCCTGCGCAAATATACCTTGTATAGCATATTTTTTCTTGCCAGTTTTTTTATCTGCTTCAATTAAGAAGTCTAAATTATTTTCAGTATATTCTGATATTAATTTCATGTTATCCTCTTGGATATGATATTTTTGTTGCTTTGGCTGTAGTGCCTGTTGCAAAGAGAGCTTCTTTAGTTTCTTTCAGTATTACTACTGAATCATTTTCAACTAATTGAAAACTACCCGTAACTGCTCCATTAACTGTAGCTTTGAGAGTTATAGTAGTATCAGCTGTTGTTGAAATAAAGACACATTGCGCATTCTCTAAAATATTACCAGCCGCACTATCTAAAGTAGCAACTGCACCTAATGGTTTAAATTGAAATGCCATATTATTTCATTCCCTTGTACTGTTTAATAAATTCCATTGCAGCTTTCTCAGCTTCTTTTTGAGAACGATAATTATCTAACCTATCGCCATCGATATATGCAACAAAACCATTACGTTCTTTATTTATCTTAACTGGTATTTTATTTACCTTTTTGTCAAAAACTATTTGACCTTCAGGTTTTCTTCCAGTTAATTCTCTTAATTCTAAAAAGGTTTTCATGTTATTACCTTTATTTATACATGTTAAGATTTAGACGGTTTCTTCGTCTTCTTCGAATTCTTCTTCATCTTCATCATCTAATTCTTCATCATGATCTTCTTCTTCATCATCATCAATATCATCTTCATTATCGACAACATCTTCTTCATCATTATAAACTGTTCCAGCTATATTTGCTTTTTCTTGTGTTAGTAAATCATCTAATTTAATAGTCATGACTTCTCCAAAAGCAGCATTAGCTTTATTAAAATCTTGATCTAAAGAGTGTTTTATCATATCCTGGATAGACTCTCCCCATCGCTCATTATCTTCAATTTTCGTATTATCGTCCATTATACATCTCCTGGATCTTGTTGTGTTTCAGCCGCTGCAGCTGCGGCAATTTCTTTATTCATTAATTTTATTTCATCGTCATTAAATTCTAATATGTTTTTTTGTACATATTCTTTAGAAAAATACTCACCTACATATTGAGATACTTGATCTAATGTTTGTATTTTTTCTCTTAATAACTCTGCTTCTTTCAATTCAGCGAAATGGTTATCTCTTAAGTAATCTACATTAAGTTTACTTTTCCAAGAATCCCAATCTGCTTCAGTTATAATATTTTTAAGTAATAATTGTTTTTTCAAAATATCATAAAATAGATGTGAAAAACGACTTCGTAATCTATCAATAAATTTCTGGAATTTCAATTCATCTCTACTTATTTCTGTAGATCTTCCTAATGAAAACTGTTGTTCTTGTTCTAATCTATTCATAGGAACATTCAATGATCTATATAATCTCTTTTGGAAATAGATAATATCATCGATTTGACCTAAGTTTTCTCCTCCAGGCAAAGTTGATATCTCAGTTCCTCTTCCACCTTCTCTTCGTGGTAACCAAAAATCTTCCAACATTGACA